ACGCCTGCACCATATTGACCGATACCTTGATTGGTACCATATTTTTGTATTTTTAGAGGACGTCCCATTTTGTTTTCTCCTTAAAGAAGTCCGATGCGGGTTCTAGCCGCTACGCTGTTGGGTATTAATCATCAGCATAAAACGCAGTATTACGTTGACAAGTATTTATGCCCTGTTGAAAAAAAAAATACTCCCAGAGCCAACTGGCTTTAAATACTGTCACTATGACACCTTTAACTCCCGAACAACTTGTAGACCTTGGCAACGAATTTCGTGCTCAAATGCAACCCGAACAAGCACTTGAATGTTATACTCGAGCATTTACCCAAGATCGTAAACAAATTTCTGCCTTCAACAACTACGGAAACGTGCTACGTGAAATTGGTGACCCTGAAGGCGGTATACCATTTTTGCAAAGGGCAATAGCCTTAAAACCAGATTTTGTCACTGCCAAATTTAATCTAGCTGTGGCGCAGTTACTAGCCGGCGACTATGCTCAAGGATGGGCCACTTATGAAAATCGTTGGAACTACGAACATTTGGCCGGAACACTGCCAACTTTTAGTCAACCCCGATGGACTGGTCAAGATTTAACCGGCAAGACTATTTTGGTAATAGGCGAGCAAGGGCACGGCGACACTATTCAATTTGTAAGATTCTTACACGATCTTCGTAATCGTGGTGCAATAATATTGTTGCAAGTAACCGACGGTTTAGTGTCAATTATGACTGACATGGGCGTTGCGTACAAAGTCGGCACTTACGGAGTTGATTTAGGCGAGTTTGATTATTGGACACCCATAATGAGTCTTCCGTTGTATCTGGGAACAACATTGCAAAATCTACCCAAACCTCTAGGCTACCTACGTGCTGATCCAAAATTGTCCACTGCATGGACACAAGAACTTGGTTTAAAAAGAAAAATGCGTATAGGCATTGCTTGGAGCGGTCGAAGAGATTCTTGGTTAAATCAACACAAAGGCGTACCGTTTGATCAAATATGCAATTTTCTTTCAGAGAATCCCAGCTATGATTGGATTAACTTACAAGCTGACTGCACCGAAGAAGAACAACAGGTGTTGGATAAACTAGGCGTCCGAAGCTTCCCAGGCAAAATAAAAAACTTTGCTGACACTGCGGCCTTGATGTCTAGCATGGATCACGTAGTGTCAGTGGACACAGCAGTTGCACACTTGGCGGCAGCGTTGGGTAAACCTACTTTTATTATGTTGAATAATTTTGCTGTTGATTGGCGCTGGCTATTAAATCGAAAAGACAGTCCTTGGTATCCCAGTGCCTTACTGTTCCGACAACCCAGCATTGGAGATTGGCGTTCGGTGTTTGATCAAGTCACCAAACAATTGTCACTAGCAAAAATTTAAATTATTTCCCAGCTTTTGCTGTAGGCGTACACCCATACCGGTCTTATAATGGTATTGCTTTGAAATTCATTGTTACTATTACTGCTGGTTGCAGTTTCGGTGGCATGACAATAAAAAATGTGGTTTGAAAATGTATCCTGTGCTCCACCAGTTACATCGGCACCTTGTATGACATAAGTTGCTCTTGGAGATACAAAGTTCAACAAATACGGTCCCATTTCACGATCGCCTTGATCAGTTTTTGTTGTACCAGTCCAACTCACACCAAAGCTGTTGTAACTGTTAGAATTGGGTTGTCGAATCACTTGCCACCCACCAGTTACTTGTATTCTACATTGACTAGCTGGATATGTGGTGTCTGTTTCTGGATCATAATACTCGGTTAATTCGTTGCCAATGTTGGCAATACTCCAATTTTCTGCTGACAACTTTAGGTTACCGCCAGTCAACGGTTCAACTTTTGAGCCCGGCCCACCGTAGTCGTATTCACCATTGTATCCTTTGTCTGGCCAGCCCAGGCTCAATCCAAACGTGGCCCCGTCATTGTAGCCCTGGCGGCTGAATCCCCAGCGTCCTTGATCAACAATCTCAAGCCCGTTAGATGCTGTTAATTCAGCTGTGCCAGAATACCCTGTGGGTGTAATAAAAATATTTGCCATACTGTATTTACGCAAAAAGAAAAACCTGGATCAACTCCAGGTTTCTCTGTGCTTTGCCAATGCAAGGTTTCTAGCCAGCCATAATCTAAATTTTACATGATCTGATATTTCGATATCTTCGTGTACTACTTTACCAAAATTACGTGCTCTTAGATTACGACCAAATGTGACTTCATCATCTACAACGAAGTCATCATTTTCTTCTAGATTATTTCGCGACTGGAGCAGCGGCTTTGGCGTCTGCTTTAGGTGCGTCTTTCTTAGCAGGCTCACTTTTGGCAGGCGTTGCTGGCGCTGGTGCGGCAGGGGCTGGTGTTGTAACAGCAGGCTTGGCTTCGACTTTCTTTTCTTCTTTCTTAGCAGGTTCTGCGGCAAAAGCAGTGACAGCAAATACGGAAGCGATTAATGTTGCGACTAATTTCATGATAAGTTTCCTTTAAGGTTAACGCAGATTTCTACCTGCGTACATATATAACGCCATAGCTTGGCAATAAGTTGACGTCTTTTGGAAAACTTGCCAAAGAAAAAGCCCCGAAAGGGGCTTTTTCTCTTCCTTCCCATCCCTTGGGTTGGATTCTCGGGTTAGGAGAATGAAAGGTTAGATACAGCGATCTCGCCAACATAGTCACCAGCATTGCCGAAGCTAGATGCAGTGTTTGTCAATTCGATGTAGCCATAACGTGTCATAAACGAAACGACTGGTTCGAATGTTGTTGGATCAAGAACAACACCACTGCTCATCAATGGAATGTATGGGCAGTAGAAAGCGGCTGCGTCAGCTTCGCTAGAACCTTTGTAACCAACCAACACAGGTGTTGAGTCAGATGCATAAGAGTCAACGAACACACGCATAGCGCCGTTCAATGTACCAACAAACTTGGTGTTGGTAGGTGCTTCAAAAGTACCTTCTGTAGTGCGAGCAAAAGCAGAAGTAGTTGCAGATTGCAACACTGTCAAGCTAGCTGGAGATACAACAGCCCAGTTACCAGCGCCACGACGTGTACGTTGGGCGATCAAGTTAGCAACACGGTTGATCAACACTGCCAATGCGGCATGCTCGTCACCAACGAATGTAGCTGTACCTGAAACGGTAGCTTGGTTGTATGTGAACTCAGTCTGAGCCAATGAGCGCAAGCTCAATAGGATCTCTTGGTCAATCTCAGCTGTGATCTCTTGTGCAAGAGCAGCCATGATCTCTGCTTCAACATCAATGCCGTGCATAGCTTGTGCATCTTGAGCTGCCTCAAATGTCCAACGAGCTTGCAATTTACGTGTTTTAGCTTCAACAGCTTGCTTCAAGATTTGAACAGAGATCTGACGACCGCCGTTACCTTCCATGGTAGCTGTTGGGCTACCAGCATAACCTTGAGCGGCTGTCTGTGTTGTGGCAGCGTTGTCAGCACCACGAGCGCCTGCAGAGTATGCAACAGCGATCTTGAATGGAGACAATGCTTCTTCACCAGCAACTACAGAAGTAGCGGCTGCTGTTTGGTCAGTCATTGTAGATGCATAACGCACACGCAATGTGTGGATCTGACCCACAGGACCTGTCATAGGCTGTACACCAACGATTTCGTTAGCAATAACAGTGGGCATAACACGTCGAATCACTGGCAGAATAACACGATTCAGCGTAGCGATGTTACCAGAAGCTGTGGAACCAGCACTGGCGTTCTCTTTCAAATACTTACGGGTGTTTTCGAGAATAACACTCATAGAGTTGCGACGATTACCTTTTAGGCCTTCCATCAAGGCTTCTTTGGTCTCGTCCCAACGGCTTTCTAATAGTTCTTGTGACATCTAAGTCTCCTTTTGTTACTATTACAAACCAGCCAGGCGCTTGATGTCGATCACATTGCTACGATCTTCGTGTGGCGCTGCGGGCACAGTTTTATCACCAGTTACAACACTGTTGACGCTTTCACTAATTGCTTTACGGGCTTTTGGTGAAGTGTCCGACAGCACGGCTGGTAGATACTTTTCATAAGCGTTCTTAAGACGTGATGTCTGTACGCTTTCCAAAAGATTCTTCATGACTTCTTGCTTTTCCTTGTTTAAGGGACCAAGCAATTCGTCCATGACGTTTGCACGTTCATTGGACTCTTTGATCACTCGAATCTCATGTTCTTTAGATTCTACTAAGGTTTTGGCCTTTCGTACAATCCGGGTGGCTTCACTTAACTGTTGATCCTTTGCAGAGATCATTGATTTCAGCTTACGCACTTCGGCATTCTCATTGAGGTGAGTTGCACCGAATTCTGCGGCGTATGCTTCAAAAATACGACGACCAAAAGTGTTCTCACGAGCCACTTTGATATCTTCGTGCAGTTGAGTAAGTTCTTGCTTGAGATGCTGGCTAACAGCGTTGCTCATCTTGCTGGCGCTTTCTTTGATAAAGCGTGCCTTCAAGCTTTCAAGTTTATTACGTGCTTCGCTGACTAAACGAACTTTGGTTTCCACCAGGTCCTTCTTGTCTTGTGCAAATTCTGTAATTTCTTCGGCAAGTGCTTGTACAACAAATTTTTCTAGCTTGGCTAGACTTTCGTTGTGCTGTTTACGGTCTTTGCGTAGTTCGCCAATTTCTTCAGCAAGCTTGGACACCATAAAGTCGTTGAACTTTGTGGCGCTTTCTTTCATCTTGCTGTTGAATTTGACACGATCTTCAACCAGTGCTCGCTTTTCAGCTTGTACTTGTTGTATCTCTGCGCTGAGACCATCTGTTACCATGCGATCTAGGGCTTCCACCATTACACTCTTGTCATGCTCATAGCGTTGTGCAAACTCTTCGCGGAGTTCTGCACGTACTGATTCACGGGCTTCAGTCATCTTGGCTTCCCAAGCTTCTGAAATCGCTGTGCGAGTTTCCTCGTTGATCAGATCGCTGTCGAGCAAGGGTTTAATTGCTTCTAGCATTGATTTCTCCTTAGATCTTGAGATCCTTGATGAGCTTGACTACTTCGCTCTTCAAGTATCTCTGTACCTTGTTGTCCTGACCAGCGTCACGTGCCATTTCTAGCACATGATGTCCATACTTCATATTCATCAAGCCTTCATAAATGGCTTTGGGATATGCATTGGGGGCACTGGGTTGGGCAACCACATCCACAGTGACAATTTCAAAGTCACTGACATGTCCGTTGGCCTCGTTAACGTTTCCGCTACCGCGACTCGAAACTCCTAATTTCACTCCCGACTCTAGCATGGTTTTAACCAGCTGTCCCATGGGAGTGGGTAATATTTTCAATTTTCCAAAACCGTTGGGACCGTCCATCCACATTTCTGTAATCATGTGGCTGACTCGATCCAAATTAACTTTTAAATCATCGGGATGATCAACTTCGCCCAGCACTGAATGGCCAGTTGAAATTTGTTCGTTAAGGGTTTTTACTGCTCGTTCAATTTCATTCACAGGATATATGCGTTCGTTGGCATTACGTACACCGCCTTGGATGCAGATACCTTTCATATAAAGATCTTTACCTTCGGTGCCTTCCACAATAATGCGGGCAGCATCGAAGGTTAATCGTTCCTGGAGGTAAAGAGCCATTTAAGCTGATTCCTTACTGAATCACAGATTTAGTGTTAACACCACCGGCTTGTGCCAAAGTTGGCTTTGTAGCTGGTGTTGGCTTTTGTGTGCTTTGCGCTGGGCTGTTGCCTACTTTGCCAATCAAATCTTTAGATGTATTTTTGTAAGCGGCACTGTCGTGCTTGCCACCTTCGCTAGCACCAGTGTGCACTGGCTTGGCCATTGCGCCACGAGCACCGCTGTTGGCAGCTACTACGCTTTTCTTGTTGTTGGCTTCTTCAGTGTTGCTGGGTTTAGCCACTGCCTTCAAGCTGACGTTTTCCATCATGCCTTCGGTTTCAAATTCAGTGTCGTCAACTTCTTCTTCGCCGCTCATGTCACCGCCAAAATCATCAGCAGATACATCGCCGAGTTCTTCACCGTCAACATGCTCTTCACCAGCTTCGTCGCCCATGAGAGCTTCAAATTCAGCCATTAATTCGTCTAGTTTGTCTTCTAGATCAACCACACGGTCTTCAAGTCCTTCTTCGCCGCCTTCTTCTTCGGCACCAAATTCAACTTCTTCTTCGCCTTCCATGCTGATACCTTCTTCTTCAGTTTCGATATCATCAATTAGGTCGTCGCTTTGGTCGCCACCAAGAACTTCGTTTTCGTCAAGTTCTTCTTCGGCTGCTTCGTCTAACTCTTCTTCGCCTTCGTCAAGATCTTCATCTTTGGCTTCGTCGAGATCATCGTCCATCATGTCTTCATAGATGGCGCGGCTTTTTTCTACCACGATGTCATGGAAAAGCTCGCGAGCTTTTTCGGCTTCATCGTTAATAACGTATTCAATTAGTTGTTCAAACTTGTTCATGAGTATCCTCCAGGTATTGGCTCTGTGTGATATTTACTGATACTGTAATAATATCAGTGTTTTACGGTGTTTTTTATGAAATATTGGGCTATAACGTAAAAAATTTACGCCATTGGCTCTGCCGCGGGGGCATATTGTTGTTGTACACGTTTGACTCGTTCTTTGAATTCAAACCCGCGCACATCATTGAGTTTTCTAAGTTTGTTGATTTGTCTCAAAGTAAGTTTACTTTTCCGTAAATCTCCAAGTTGAGGCTGGCTGTTGTCTTGCGCAACATCCTGATAAGCCTCAGGGGATTTTTGGTACAATTCGTT